TCATGTTTCGGACTTGTTCCGTTCCACGAGCGTAATTGCGGCCTTTGAGAGCCGTTTTCTGCTGGCGCGTGCGCGGTAATAAGCGATCATTTCCGGCGTCTGGTTCGTAATCGATTGGATCTGCGCATCGGTGCAGCCCGCCTCTGCCAATCGAATGATGGCCAGCTTGCGCAGCCCGTGCAGTGTGAAAGGCCGCGCCTTCTCGCCCAGCGATGCGCGCCATGCGCGGAAGGCTTTTTCCACAGCGGAATAGCCGAGCGGTTCGGTGAGATTCTTGGCGAGGATGTGGGCGCCGCGCTTAGGCTGGCTGGCGAGGAAGGCGCGCAGGCTCGGCGGGCTGTAGACCTCGATCCGCGTATCGGTCTTTTCGTCGAGCACATCCATCCATTCGCCGTGAAAATCATCGTGACGCATGTTAATGGCGGCGTTGGGGCGTTGCCCGGTTCCAAGGATCAATTCCGCTACTGCGCGCACGTTCGCAGGCGCGGTGTCGAGCTTGCTGATCATCCAATCCGGCCAAGGCTCGAATTCGCGCTGCTTGCCGTAAAGCTCAATTCCTTCGGCGACGTTTTCCACTTTCCAATCAAGTGTCTGTCGGGCGAAGTTAAGAAGAAGGCTGATGATTTGCACCATCCAATCCGCACGGCGCGGGGTGTCCACATATTTGGCATGGATCGCGCGCACCTGGGCGCGGGTGAGGCTGCGCACCGGCTTGTCGGCGTTCTTCTCGGCGATCTCGTTGAGGATGCGGTCATAGGCGCGCTTGGTTGATGTGGCGAGCCGGGTGAACTTTGGATGTGTGCGATAGGCGCGGATCAGATCCGCCCAGGTGTCTTTCTCTGGCTTCTTCAACGCGGGGCTCGTGCCCGAACGGATCGCCCAATAGGCCCGGTCAAATTCGGCAGAATCAATGTCCGACGGGAGGGGGATGAACTTCTCGCGGCGCTTGCCATCTTGAAGCCAAGTCATGCGGTAATAGGCGCGCGTCTTGCCGCCGACCGTCTTGATTTGCACGTAAGGTTTCTGGGAGCGTTTCAAAGCTCAAATTCCTCGGTTGGCTTTGGCTTGGTGCCCTGCACGATGGCATTGATCTCTTCGATCGACCATCGCTCAAACGTGCCGATTCTAAGTGGGGCCGGAAGCGCGCCCACCTCAACAAGATCCCGAAACTCGGCCGGCTTCATGTCCAGCAGCTTCGCCGCGGTGCGGTCTGTGGCATAAAGGATTCGCAGATCATGCCTGCCCATGGGTGGCCTCCCCTCAGATCAGGTTGAACGCCAGCGCCACGCCAACGCAGATGATCGCGCTTGAGGCGTAGAGGATCGGCAGGATCGTGGCGGCAATGTCGATGCCGAGGCCGTTGGTTTCCTCTTCCTCGGCGGCTTCGGCGAAGTGGAAGATGAAGGCGAGCCCGAGGGCGCCAAGCGTGACAAGGGCAATGCCAATGGCTGCGTCCAGCATCACACCATCCCTAACGCAGCTTTATAGATGTCCATGATCGCCTCTTCTTCGGCGACGTCGTTCTTGTCGCGTTTGCGCAAGGCGATGATCTTCTTCATCACCTTGGTGTCGTAGCCGCGCGCTTTGGCCTCGGCCATCACGTCTTTCTGCTGCTCGGTGATGTCTTTCTTCTCGGCGTCCAGATGTTCGTATTGTTCGATGAACTGGCGCAGTTCCTCGGCGGCGACGTTGTAGACGCGATCGCGCACATCTTTGTCAGCCTGGGTTTCCTTCATCGGCATTTGATCAAGCATTGGGGTGACCTTTGAAAAAGACCCGGACGCGGTATTGATGCCGCATCCGGGCCAGTGAGCGTGCCCGGGTTTCAGTGGCACTCAGGAAAGAGGGGCGCGGCGGCATTGGCCGGTGCGCAGAATTTCGGATCGAGCATCGTGCGCAGTTCCAGCGCGGTGCGCAGGGCGGCGTTGGCCAGCACCAGTGTTACGATGGTCAGTGCGATGAAGGCCGGAACCGACAGTGGGCGTTGATGCGGCGCGGTGAGCCCGTCGCGTAAGTGCAGAAATCGGGGAGCATCGCGCCGCATCTTCGCCTCCAGTGAGTGATGGTTTTCGTTTGCGCATGTTCGCGCCTAAATATGATTTGCACACAGCAAACAATTCGGCAAGAAAAAAGTTAGCACAAAGCAAACACACCTTGGGGCTGTGATTCGCCAGGTGCTATTCGGGTATTGCTTTTGCGGGCTCCGAAATCGGAGCGCTCCGTAAGATGTCAGTGGTGTGAAAGCGTGGGTAATGGGTCGCTGATCTCACGTTGGTAGATCGGCGATTCCGGGCGATATATGGGTGCGGCATCCTGAACTTGGCGGTTCAGTGATCGCTTAACCGCAAGATTTGGCGGCTTGCGTTGTGCGGATGTTCTCGTAAAGTTCCCGTCATTGCTTTGGGGGATACCGTGAAAGAACAGTTCAAGAATGGGTTTGCCGGCCTTGATGCGGCGGGGAAGGTTCTGATGCTGTTGAGGCTTCTTGCGCTAAGATATAATGAAGATAACGCAAAGCTTCCTTTCGGCCGTCTTCAGACAAACCCTCGAATATCCGAAGAGCCTGAGCCGACAACTCCTCCGCAATTAGAGCGGACATCGAGCAACCAAGGGCGTCGGCGATAAGCTGGAGTGTCGCCTGGCTGGCGTGCCTCTTGCCGGTTTCGACCTGCGACAAGAACCCCTTAGACAGCCCCGTGATGTCGGCCAGCTGCTCAAGCGTCAATTCGCGGTCGTTCCGAAGCTTTTTCATCGCGGTGCTCATGTTTGCATGATGCCACCTCGGCGCGGCTTTGACTAATTGCCGAGAGCAAACATCGGGCTTGAATAAAAGTTTGCGATATGCAAACTCAAGGCATGTGCAAGCTTTCGGAACATCTCAAGCAGGCTGGTTTGCCTCAATCTGCATTCGCAGAAGCGATCGGTGTGTCGCGCGGTCACATGAGTGCCCTCATTAGTGGTGCGAGGCTCCCCTCGCTGGAATTGGCTGTTCGCATTGAGCGGCTGACCGGCGGAGCTGTGCCTGCGTCTTCGTGGGTTCCGCTTGCTAACGCCGACCCGACTCCGGGTTTCAGGATCGAGGGGGCTGCATGATGGGCGCCATGGCGGATGACGCAGCGGTGGCAAAGCGAATTGTGGGCACGGGTAAATCGACATGTCCCGCAGCATGACATTACCGAGGGGAAATTGAGATGAAGAACGGCGCAGTGATTTCGCAAGATGATGCGGGGCATCGGCCTGCGACGATCGCGAAGGATGATGCGGCGCGGCGCTTTGAGGATGCGCTGCGGCTTCGTGTCGGCCGGGGCAAGCGCTACTCTTTTGATGCCCTCTCTGATGCCACCCGCATCCCGACGCGCACACTGGAAAGCTACGTGCAGGGGGTGACGCCGCCGCTGCATGCGTTTCTGTCGATCTGCTCTGTGCTCGGGCCGTCTTTCACCAGCGATATTCTGGCGGCATGCAACCAAGCGGCGCACGAGGTCAACCCGGGTGATCCGGAGCATTTGCGCGTTGTGGCCTCGCTTGGCGAGTTGGTGACGCAGATCTCGATGGCTGTGGCAGATGGCTATGTGGATCATCGCGAGGCCGCGCAGATGCGCCCCATCGCTGCACGGCTGATCGAGCTGTTGGAGCCGCTCGCGCTTGATCGCGGGGCGCGGTGATGGCGCAGGGACGCAAACGCGCAACACCGCTGGCCGTGACACGGCGCACCGATTTGCCGGTGGGCGATTGCGTGGCCTCGGTCTTGGAGGCGGAAGGCGCGGTGCAGGTGATTTGGGGCCGGTTCGGGCCCGCCGATGAGCTGGGCACGCTGATGAATGATTTTGCCACCGATCGGATGGCGGGCGAGCTGCGCGCGCTCGCTGATGTGGTTGAGGCGGCGCAAACGCGGAGGGAAGCGTGATGGATCTGAGCGATATGACTTTGACGGACCTGGTGGGCTTGCGGACGCGGCTCGATCAGTTGGCTAAGGCGGGGCAACTGCTCGAGGCGATGACGCAAGCCGAGGGGCTTGTGATCCGCTTTGACCTGACGCCGGGCGAGGTTGCGGTGATCACCACGCAATGGCGCATGCCAACCGCGCCGCTCGCCTGCGTTTGTGGAGAGGTGCCGGACTTCGAGCTCATCGATCCGGACACGCCTCTCTCTGAGATTGAAGATCAAGCCGCGTTTGAGCGGTTTGTTGGGCTGAAGGATGATGCGGCCAAGTCGGGGGCAGGGGCCCCGGCCAAGGCCGAAGTGGGCGGCGGGGGCGCGCAGGCCGCCCCGCCGCCTGCGCCGCTGGACCTCCCAGCCGCCACGTCCCCGGTGGCGGCCGCTGCGGCGGAACCCTTCCCGAACCCGCCGCAGACCCCGACCGAGGTTGCCCCCGAAGCGACCCCGGTCGGGGGGAAGGTGGGGCTTTGGACCTCAGAAGAAGAGGCGCGGGCGCTGCGGATGCGGCGCGAGGGCTGGACGATTGAGAAGATCGCGACCGCGCTCAATCGCCCGGTTGGGGGGACGAAACAAAAGTTGACGCGGCTTGCCGCGCGAGAGCAAAATACCAGTGGGCCCGCGATCGCGGGGTCGGTCAAAGGGACGCCGATCTCGAGAAATGGCCCCAAGGGAGGAGTGCCACACGCTGCTCCGGATGCCGCGCCTGCGGTGTCCAAACCGGCCCCGGACGCGGGCGGGGCCGGGGATTTTTCCAAACCCTCTGGCGGGCGGTTGCAGGTGGCGCCGGTGCGCGCGGCCGAGGCCGCTCCGCGCCCGCTTTGGTGGCGCGAACTTGAGGATCAACTGGCGGCGATCTCTGGTCCGAAGTGCGGCTGGACGCCTGAAGAGGATCTCGCGCTCGTTGAAGGCATTGCGCTGGGTCAGCCGGCGGAGCTTACCGCCGATCAATGCGGCCATGCGGTGAAGGATTGCCGCGCGCGGTTCATTGGCATGACGCCCGATGCGGTGGACCGCAAGGGGAACCGCCGCGTCACGCCGGAGATGCAAGCGCAGCTTTTGCAGGTGCTGCGCGCGCGGGCCGAAGACGGCGCGGAATAGGGCGGGGTAGACATGCACCTCGCTTGCCCGCGTCCTCCGCTTGATTGGGCCGAGATCTTGACGCCGAACGGGCCGTTCTCGCCCTTGGTGCATCTGCGCGCGACGCCTGAGGTGGTGGCGCAGCACGCGGCGGGGCTTGCCTATCTGGCAACGCCCTACACGCGCAAGGTGATGCTCAATGGGCGGTGGAATTACGATAAATCGGTGACGCTGTCGCTGCTTGCCGCGCGCGAGGGGCTGCGTTTGGCGCGGGTTGGCGTGACAGCGGTCTCGCCGATCGTGCAGGCGGCGGAAGGGCTGCATGCACAGGCGGGGGCGCCTGGTCCGAAGGTCAATCCGCTCGATCGTGTGTTTTGGACGGCGTGGTGCCGGCCGATGTTTGCGGCGGCCCGCCTGGTGGTGGTGCCGGCGATCCCGGGCTGGGACGAGTCCGAGGGCGTCTTTGCCGAAGTGGCGGAGGCGGTAGGCCGCAACATGCCTGTCTTTATCTATGGGGGGAAGACATGAGCCCAGATCCGGGTCTGAGGGCGGTGATCCAGTCGTTTTTGGCGATGTGTGGCCCTGTCAGCGCGGAGGATGTGGCGCTTTGGGAGGCGGCTTTGTCGGCGTGCGATTGCACGGCGGGTGAGGCGGTTAAGGCCTTTGGGGGCTATCTTGCGATGACGGGGGCGCGGCCGGCGCCGATCACCATTGTGACGTTTATCCATGCCGAGCGCGGCGCGGGCTCGATGCGCGCGATTGCGCTGCGGGTGGCAACGCGGCGCGGGCTGACGCTTGAGGCGCTTTGGGGGACGTGCCGGGACGCGGCGCTGGTCGATGCCCGCGCCGAGGTGGCGGGGCGCATGCGCGCGGCAGGCTATGACGTGGCGCGGATCGCGCGGTTTTTGCGCCGCGACCGCAGCACGGTGAGCCATCTTCTTCAGCGCGGCGCGCAGGATCTGACGGGCCCCTCTGGTGATCGTGAGGTGGTGCGATGCGGTTGACGGCGGTGGCGGGCAAAGAGGTCCAGCTGGAGCACTATCCGATTGGCCGGGAAGAGCGGCTGGATGCGCATGCTTTTGTGAAGTGGCATTACCATCGCTGGCTTTCCTCGCGCAGCTTCCGGCTGGCCAGCTGGGAAGCGCAGGGCATGATGCGGGCGCTTTTTGACATGTGCCAGACCGAAAGCCCGATTGGCACATTGCCCAATGATGATGACGAATTGGCGGTGATGCTGCGGGTGGATCGCCGGCGCGTGCAGGAGCTGCGCACGCAGGAATTTGGCCCGCTGCGGGGCTGGCAGCTGTGCCTGTGCGACGATGAAGTGCGGCTGATGCATCCGGTGGTGCTTGAACAGGTGCGCGATGCGCTGGCGCGGCGCGATGCGCGCGAGCTCTCGCGGGAGGCGGCGGCGGAGCGCAAGCGGCGCGAGCGGCTGCGCCAGGGGCTGATGGATCTGGGTCTTACAGAAGGGGTGGTGTCGGATGATCTGCTGATCGAGCGGATGGATGCCTGGATGCTCGCCAATGTGCGCGGGCGGCGGGCGGCGCATTCTTATGCGGCGGCTTTGCTGCATGCCAAGAAGGAGCGCTGGCTTTGAGGCTGTGACTGTCCTGTGACTGTCCGCGAGTGTCACGCGTGACAGTTTGTGACTGTCACGGACAGTTTGTGACAGTTCTGCACAGAGTAGAGAAGACAAGAGAAGATAAGACAAGACAGACGCTTACGTGACGCAGGGCGGGCCAAGCGGTGCCGTGGGATGCTGAGAAAGGAGGCAAAATGGATAGCGCAGAGCAGTTGGCGGGGGCACGCCGTGTGAAGGAATTGCTGATCGCGCCGCTTGAGCGGCGCGGGCTGGCAAAGCCTGTGAGCCTGACGCGGGCGCAATATGAGGCGATGGTTGAGGATCTGTGCGAGCGGCTGGCTTATATGAGCCCGCAAAGCTTGGCGGCGCTCGAAGAGCAGGTGGCGGCGGCGCCAGCGGGCAAGGACAAGGACCGGCTGCCGATTGCGAATATGATCTTGGAATGGGCGGCACAGATCCAGCCGCCCGAAGACAGTGCCTCGCCCTTGATGCGGGCGGTCTTCTCGCATGCTTTGGGGCTTGGGGCGATTGCCGAGGGCTGGGGGCCGGAACTGTTGGCGGATCTGCGCAAGAACCGGCGCTGGCCGACGCCCTTTGTGGTGAAGGGGCTGCGCGAGGCCGGGGCGGAGGCACTGCGGCGGCTGACGATTTTGGAAGAGCGGATGGCGACGGGGCGGGAGCAACCGCCTGAGGCGCTGCGCTGGCGGGAGTTGCGCAAGATGGCGGAGGCGAAGTGCCGCGATATCGCCGCCTTGGCGCGCCATGAAGGGGCGGCGTGATGGCGATCGAGACGAATGGGGTGGAATTTGAGGCGGCGGTGGCGCGGGCGGTGGCGGCAAAGCGGGCGACGGTCACGCAGCTCGCGCGGATCTTTGGCCTGCCCGAGCCCTTCACCACGGATGAAGATCGGGTGGCACGGCGCAAGGCGGCGGCCGCGGTGCCGGCAAGCTGTGGGCCTGAGATCATCGCAGCGCCCGCACGTGGGGCAACGGTGCGCTTTGCGCCGATTGCGGTGACGCCCAAGGGGGCGGAGGGGTTCGAGGTCACGCATGTGGGCTACCGGGGGCGCGATGCGGCGCGGGCGGCGGATGCGTTTGACGTGATGGAACGGCAAGCCAAGCGCAAGCGCGGCGAGGCGTATCGCCCGCTTTTTACCGCGCGGCAGGTGGCGGCGGGGCGGCGCTATGCGGATCTGGTGGAACGGCATGGCGCGGTGGGGATGCGCTGTGCCTCGGTTGAGGCGCTGGCGGCCGGATCGGGAGGCGGATCGGGTGCGGGATCGGGCAGCGGTGACTACCTCGATGCGGTGATTCACGAGGGGCGGGTGATTGCGGCGATGGAACGGGCGATTGGGGCAGGGGTGGCGCTGGCACCCAAGCGTGCCTCGGCCAAGGGGCGGGTGATTACCTGCCTCGATCTGGTGCAGCTGGTGACCCTGCGCGGGATGACAATCTCTCAATGTTTGCAAGCCCGTAGGTGGGCTGCAAGCCCCATCGCGCGGGGCGCTCTGCACAAGGCCTTGTGTGCTGCACTCGACCGGATGGCATGAGGGTGCAGAAAGGGGCTTGACGCTTAAGTCGTCCGGATGCACAGTCCTTAGCATCATCTATAGCTGTGCCTCGGGGAAACCCGGGGCACTTTGCGTTTGGGGGGACAGGTGGCGAAGAACGCGTTCACCCTCGACGATCAGGCGCTGTTTCGACAGCTGACCAATCTGGAGCGCGCACAGCTGCCCTTTGCGGGGGCGCGGGCGCTCAATGACACGGCGGCGGATGCGCTCAAGCACATGCAAGACCGCATGGAGGTGGTGTTTGATCGCCCGACGCGCTGGACCAAGAACGCGTTCATGGTCTGGCGGGCGAAGAAGTCAAACCTTGAGGCACAGGTGAAAGAGCGTCCCTCGATGGGGCGGCGTCACTATCTCAAGGTGCAAGAGGCCGGTGGGCAGCGCCCGAGCACGGGCGTCGAGGGGCTTTTGAAAACGCATCTGGCCTATGATGGGATCATTGCGGCGGTCGTGCCGGCGGCGAAGGCGCGGCTGGACAGCTATGGCAACTGGTCGAGCGGTGAGCGCAACCAAGTGCTTTCTGCGCTTTCGGCGCAACGCGACAGGACCGCGAACACGACGAAGGCGTCCGGGAAGCGGGCGAAGGCGCGGGCGAGCTACTTCGTGGAGGGCCGGGGCATCTATCGGCGCAAGGCGGATGGCGAGGTCAATCGCGTGCTGCATATCCTCGATGCGCTGCCGAGTTACACGCCGCAGCTTGGCTTTTATGAGGGCGTGGCGGAGATCTGGCGGTACCGGCTGCCGGTGCATCTCGATCGGCGGCTTGCCGAGGCGGTTCGGACCGCCCGGTAGGGGTTTTGGGTCCTTCCTGGGCGCCCGGGCCGCACGGGTAATTCGCACCCCGATGGTTTTGTGCCGCTTAACATCGGGGGAAGCCTTAACAAGGGCGGCTTAACACACCTCTGAAAGGGGGCTTAACGGAAGGGGTGGCGATGCATTTGAGCGGGGCGCAACTTGCGGCCGAACTTGGCCTGTCGCGGGCGCGGGTGTCGCAGCTTGTCTCGGAAGGCAAGCTCGATGGTTGCTTTACCGGCGCGGGGCGCGATCGGCGGTTTGATCTGACGAAGGCGAAGATCGCGCTGCGCCAGCGTCTCGATCCGGGGCAGATGCTCGGCAATGGCGCGGCGACGAAGAAAGCGCTGCGCGCAGAACCTGAGGCCGAGCTCGACTTTGATGCGCCCGCACCACGCAAAGCCGCGGGGCCGGTGCGGGACGGGGTTTTGCCGCCAAATGATCCAGACCGCTATGAGCTCGCGAAGATTGAAAGCGCCGAACAAGATGCACGGCGCAAGCGGCGCGACAATGAACGCGATGAGGGCAAATGGGTTTTGGCGGAGGCGGCGGAGCGGGAGGCGGCGCGGCTTCTCGCGCGCGAGGTGGGCCAGTTTGAAGTGGCGCTGCGCGATGCGGCGCGGGCTTTGGCCGATGCGTTCAGCCTCGATGCCCGGGAGGTGCGCCGCTTACTCTTGACCCAGTGGCGCAGGCATCGCGGCGATCGCGCCGAGGCGCTTGCGGCGGAAGCCGAGGGCGTGCCGATGACCGAAGCCGAGCGTGACGCGAGCGTCTGATGGGGTTTTTAAGCTCGGCGCAAGCGGCGATCCTGCGGGGCATCGCCCAAGCGATGGTGCCGCCGCCGCCGCCCGATATCACGCGCTGGTGCGAGGAGAATATCGAGTTTGATGAGCGCTCGGCCTTTCCGGGGCCGTTCCGGATCGAGCGGTTTCCGTTTTTGCGCAAGATCCATGAGGTGCTCTCGCCCGAGCATCCGGCGCGGGAAGTGACGATCCGGGGCTCGGCGCAATGGGGCAAGACGGTCTCGATCGTCAATCCGACGGTGGCGGCCTGGCATGAATATGGCCCGCTCGACAGTTTGGTGGTGCATCCGACGACCTCGGCCGCGACCGAATGGGTGCGCACCAAATGGATGCCGCTGCGCCGCCAAGCGCCCTCGCTTGTCTCGATCTTTGGCGATGGGCGGGGCGAGCAGACCGACACGCTGCACAACCAAGAAACGGTGCGCCGCGATGGCACGCTGAAGGTGGTGAGCGCGGGCTCGCCCGATGATTTGGCCGGCACGACGCGCAAATTGGTCCTAATGGACGATGTCTCGAAATTCGAGATGACGCCGAAGGGCGATCCGGAAATGCTGGCGGTGAGCCGGGCGTCGAGCTTTGAAGATGCCAAGATCGTGCGGGTCTCAACGCCGCAGATCCTCGGCACCTGCCGGGTGAGCCGGGCCTTTGGGCGCTCGACGCAGAATTACTACCATGTGCCGTGCCCGCATTGCGGAAACCGCGCGCCACTCACTTGGGAGAACTTCAAAAAGCAGCTCGACCCGGAGCAGCTGCACGCGGCGCATTTTGTCTGCGAAGCCTGCGGGTGCCGGATCGAGCATAAGGACAAGCTCGCGATGGTCGCGGCGGGGGATTGGGTGGCGCATAACCCCGCGGGCGATCATCCGGGGTTCCATCTGTGGCGGGCCTATGTGCCGCAACGCGATTGGGCCTCGATTGCGGTCGAATATGCGCAGGTGATGGGCTGGACCGGCGGGCTGGAGCTGAGCCACGACGGCGAAGAGAAGATGGGCGAGGGCGTGATTGACGCCCAGACCGAGCAGACCTTCTTCAACGATGTGCTGGGTCTGCCCTATGAACAGGCAAGCAAGGGCCCCGATTGGGAAAAGCTGCGCGACCGGGTGGAGCGCGCCGAGGCGGAGGCGGCGCCCTTGCAGCGCGGCATCTTGCCCGCTGAGGGGCTGATCTTGTCGGCGGGCGTCGATTGTCAGGGCGACCGGCTCGAGGTGCATATCGTGGCCTTTGGGCGCAATTACCGGCGCCGGGTGATCGATTACCAGGTGATCCCGCATCACATCAGCACCGATGAGGGGCGGCGCGCGCTCGATCAACTGCTCAAAGCCAGCTGGCGCACCACGGCGGGGCTGCGGATCGGGCTTGATGTGCTGGCGATCGATGGCGGGGCTTATACGGAAGATGTCTGGGACTGGGCGTTGCGCCATCCTTACACGCGGGTGATCGTGATCAAGGGGGCGACCAGCGGGGTGGCCCCGGCGCTCAAGCGCATGGAGTTTGACAAGCGCTCGGACCGGATGGCGCGGCGCAAGCGCAAGCAGGGCTTCATTGTTGGGGTGAGCCAGCTGAAGGCGGATTTTTATGGCTGGCTTGAGAAAACCGATCCAGCTGAGCGCGGACATTGCGCCTTCGCGGCGGGTCTTGGCGATGAATATTACCGTCAGGTGACCTCTGAGGTGCGGGTTCTGAAACGTTCGAGCTCGGGCGCGATGACGAGCCGGTGGATCATTGCCGAGGCCGGGCGGCGCAACGAGGCGCTCGATACGATGCTTTATGCCGAGGCGGGCGCGCGGTTCAAAACATGGACCTATATGCCCGAGGCGGCTTGGGATGTGCTCGATCTCGAGCGCGGCAGCCCGGCCGAAGAACCGCAGGGCGATTTGTTCGCAGCCGCGGTGGCGGTGGTGCCCGAAGAGGCGGTGGCAGCTGCGACCGAAGCTGCGGCGCCCGCCGAACAGGCGCCGCCTTTGGAAGCGGATCGACCGACGAAGGGCCTTGGCGGGCGCGGGATCAAATATCTGAGGAGATAGGGCGATGGCTTGGACGCAATCCGACATCGACAAAGCCAAGGCGAATTACGCCAAGGGCGCGCTGAAGCTGCGGCTCGCAAGCGGCGAGGAGATCGGCTTTGCGAGCGGCAATGACATGCTCAAGCGGATCCGGATCATGGAAGCGGAGCTTGCGGGCCTCGCGGCGGGTGTGGCGCGGGTGTCTTATCCGCGCAGCACGCGGGGGCTTTGATGAACCCGATCGATGCGGTGGTGAACTACTTCAACCCGGTGGCCGGGGCGCGCCGGGTGATGGCGCGGGCGCGCACGGCGACGGTGATGAACTATGACGCGGCCTCGCGCGGGCGGCGCAGCTATGGCTGGAAAAGCCCAGGCACGGCGGCGGATGCGGCGGCTTTTGGAGCGCGGGCGCGGCTGCGCAATTTGAGCCGCGATATGATCCGCAACCGGCCTTATGCGATGCGCGGGCGCGATGTCGTGGTGGCGAATGTGGTGGGCGAGGGGATCATGCCCTCGATCGTGGCTGAAGAGGGGGCGAAAGCGCAGATCGAGGAGATTTTGCGCGCGCATCTTTTGACGCCCGCGATGGATGCGCTTGGGGAATATGATTTGCTCGAGCTGCAGCAGATCGTGATGTCGGCGGTCTTTAGCGATGGCGAGGTGCTGCTGCGCCGGCGCATGCGCAACACGCGCTTTAATGCCGGGCTTCCGCTGCCCTATCAGGTCGAGCTCATCGAGGTCGATTTGCTCGATACGACGGTGCAAAGCTGGGGCCAGAACCTGGTTGAGGAGGGGATTGAATACGGGCCCACCGGCGCGATCGAGGCCTATCACATCCTCTCCGAGCACCCGGGTGCTGTGCGCAATCGTAAAGCGCCCACGACGACGCGGGTGCATTGGAGCGATATCATCCATGTGCGCCGCTTTGATCGCCCGGGCCAGCTGCGCGGGGTGCCCTGGCTTGCGCCGGTGATGATGACGCTTGGCGAGCTCAGCGATTACCAAGAAGGCCAGATCCTGAAACAAAAGATGGCCGCGCTGATGGCGGCGGTGATCGAATATCCCGATGGGGTGACGCGCCCGGCGCAGGCCGGGGCCGGGCTTGAGGAACTGGCGCCAGGCGCAATGGTGGAACTGCCCGAAGGGGCAAAGGCGCAGTTTACGAACCCGCCCGTGGTCGATGGCTATGACGAGTTCATGCGGCGCGGCTTGCAGGCGGTCGCGGTGGGCTTGGGGGTGACCTATGAATCGCTCGCGGGCGATTTGAAGAATGTCAACTTCTCCTCGGGGCGGATGGGCCGCAATGAGATGGATCGGCTGATCCGCATGTGGCAGCGCAGCATGATGATTGGCCAGCTGGGGGTGGGGCTGGAGCGCTGGTTCCGCGACGGGCTGCGGCTCATCGGTCTTGGGCATCTCGCCTTTAGCCTGCATTGGACGCCGCCGCGGCGCATCTTGATCGATCCGACGAAAGAGGTTCCGGCGATGATTGAGGAGATCGAGGCCGGGCTGAACAGCCGCCAGAACACGCAGCGCGAATTGGGCCGTGATCCCGATCGCATCCGCGCCGAGCGCGCGGAGGATCAAGAAAAAGACGCCGCGGCCAATCTCGCGCCGATCCTGCCGAAATCCCCCCAAGGCGCGACGGGCAGCACAAAAGAGGAGAAAGACAATGCCGAAGACCGGCCGTGATCTGATCGTCCAAGGCGAGATCATCCTGAATGGGGATGTGCTTTCCGACGAATGGGCGGTCTACATGTTTGATGAAGACGTGTTCTTCACCCCGCGCATGGTGCGCGATGCCTTGAATGAACTCGGCGAAGGCCGTGTGACGATCCGGCTCAATTCGATGGGCGGGCATGTGTATGCGGGCGAGCAGATCCGCACGATGCTGGCGGGGCATCCGGGCGGGTGTCGGATCATCGTTGAGGGGATCGCGGCTTCTGCGGCCTCGTTTTTGTTCATGGCGGGGGCGGAGCGGCTGATGTCGGCGGGCTCGATGCTGATGATCCATGATCCTTCAGGCTCGTGCTGGGGCACTGAGGAAGACATGCGCCGGCAGGCCGATGCGACGGGCGCGCTCGCCTCGGTGGTGGCCACGGTTTACGCGGCGGCGGCCGGCATCACCCCCGATGAGGCCCGCGCGCTTATGAAAACCGAGACCTGGTACGGGCCCGAAGAGGCGGTGGCCGCGGGCTTTGCCGATGCGGTGATTGAGGAAGAACCCTCTGGCTCTCAAAGCATGATCGCCACGCTGGCGGGGGCGAAAGCCGCCTTTGCCGCGGCGGGTCAGCATCTGCGCATGAGATTGACGCAAAAACCGGAACCGGGCTCTGAGCCCCGTTCCGCAATCGCCGCCGCGCGCGGCACCCTGGCCAAGGCGGCCGATATGAAGGAGACGAAGATGGAAGACGACACCCCGGCCGCCCCGGCCCAGACCCCGGCGGCAAACCCGGCCGCGACGCCAACCCCTGTGGCGGGCCCGCCTGCGATGCAGGCCGATCCGGGCGCGCCGCCCGTGATGGCGGCAAACCCGGCGGAGGCGATTGCGCAAGAGCGCGCGCGGGTGCGCGGCATTCGCGATATGGCCGCGCCTTTTGTGGCTTCTGGGCGGCTCACGCAAGCCGAGGTCGATGCGCTGATTGATGATGGCACCTCGGCGCAGGCGGCGGGCGCGCGTTTTATGGCGGTGATGGCGGCGGCCGAGCCTGCGGGGCGGTCTGGCGGGGCGGGGTCGAGCGTCAGCATCACCCGTGATGAAACCGAAACCCGCATGGAAGGGATGATCGGTGCGCTGATGGGGCAAAGCGAGGGGCCGGCGCGGGACTATGCGGGGCTGCGGATGCGCCGCCTTGCGATGGATCTGGCGGGGCCGCAGCGTGGCTATAACGATGCCGAGGCGATCCGGGCGGGGATGCGGGCGACGACGATGATGGGCGGGGCTTATGGCATCTCGGATTTTGCCTATATCACCACCGAGGTGATGAACCGCTCGCTTCTGGCCGCTTACAATCGCCGCGCGGCCAATTGGCAAAGCGTCTGCGGCGCGCCGATCTCGGCGAGCGACTTCCGCGAGATCCATGCGGCGCGCTTTGGCGGGGACTTCTCGCTGAAGAAAGTGCAGGAAAACGGCGAATACCAAGCCGCGACGCTGAAGGATGAGGCCGAAGGTCTGAAGGTCGAACGCCGCGGCCGCACGATCACCATCACCTTTGAGGCGATTGTGAATGACGATATGGGGGCATTCCAGCGCATTCCGGGCGAATTTGCGATGGCGGCGCGCACGATGGAAGCCTCGATGGTGTGGTCGCTCTTCCGCACCAATGCGAAACTCAAATCCGACGGCAAGGCGCTCTTCCATGCCGATCACGGCAACCTTGCCGGCGCGGCGGCGGCGATCAATGTCACCAGCATCGCGGCGGGGCGCAAGGCGATGTGGGAACAGCGCGCCTTTGGCTCGATCGACAAAGACGACTTTTTGCAGATCGAACCGAACCGGCTGCTCGTGCCGCCCGCCCTCGAGCTTGTTGCGCTGCAGTTCAAAGCGGCGACCGCGCCCACGGCCGATGGCTCGGTGAACCCGTTCAAAGCCTCGCTGGACCCGATTGTCGTGGGCAACCTCGGCGCCTCGGCTGGGGGCTCGGACACGGCTTGGTATCTGATCTCGTCGGATCTGCCGCCGATCCAGCACGCCTATCTTGAGGGCTATAACGCGCCGACGGTGCAAACCCGCGAGGGGATGAACCCGGATGCGGTGGTGATGGATGCGCGCCACATCTTCGGCGCGGCGGCGGTTGAATTCCGCGGGGCTTACAAAAACGCGGGCCAGTAATCTGGGCCAATGACGAAACCTGAGATGATCTGACGAAAGGGCGCCTTGGGGCGCCCTTCGTCGTTTTGGACCCTTTAGGAGAGAGACGATGCAAAATTACATTCAACCGGGCGAGCATGTGACGGTGACGGCCGCGGCCAATCTGACCTCGGGCAGCCTGGTCAAAATCGGCGGGCTTGTGGGGGTGGCACAAGGCGATGCGGCGAGCGGGGAAGAGGTGGTGCTGGTGCGCCGCGGTGTCTTCACGCTGCCCAAAGTCTCGGCGCAGGCCTGGACGGTCGGGCAAAAGCTCTATCACGACACGGCGACGGGGGCTGTGACCTCGACCGCGACGAGCAACACGCTTATTGGCGTGGCGCTTGCCGCCGCCGAAAACCCTTCAGCCACGGGCGTGGTGCTCCTCGATGGGGCTGCGCGCTGATGAGCTCGATTTTTGACGGGGTGGCGGGAATGCTGGGCGATGTCTTTGGCGCTCCCGTCACCTATCAGCCCAAATCCGGCGCAGCGGTGGTGGTGCAATCGATCTTCCGCGAGGAACCGATCACGATCACCGGCGAGCAGGGCCAAGATGTGCTGATCGAGGCACCGAGCTGGCGCGTGCCGCGCGATCTGCTCTCGGGCGTGAAGCGCGGCGATCAGATCGCGCTCGCCGATGGGCGGGTCTTTCAGGTGCTCGCGCAAATCGGCACAGGCTCACCTGCCTCGGACGCCTTTGTGCTTTACGAGTTGGAGCCCGTCTCATGAGCGGGGCAGAGCGCAAAGAGATCCGCGCGGCGGCAAAAGCGGCGCTCGCGGCGGCGCCTGGCCTTGCGGATGCGACGCAGATCTCGGCCTGGGTGCAAAGCGTCGATGCCGAGAGCCTGCCCGCCTATGGGGTGGCGACGCCCATCGAGCGCCAAGACCGGATCGGGCACGATCTCGATCAATGCGATCCGACGCTTGTGGTCGTGCTGAAGCTCTTGGGCGGCGCGGAGATCGAGGATGTGCTCGATGATCATGGGGATCTGATTGCGCCCTTGGTGATTGCAGCCGTCGCGGCGGAAAACCGCTCCTGCCTTTTGGCCCAGACAGAGACCCGCGCAGAGGGCGATGGCGGCAAGCGCGTCGGCACGCTCACTTTGACCTTCACCGTCACTTATTGGGCCGACGTTTAACGCCGGCCGCGACACCCCACCCATAAGGAGAACACGAGATGGCAAGCACTGGCGTGAAGCTGGGGCATGGCTCCAAGGTGCGTATTGGCCGGGGCGCCACGCCTACTTGGACGCAATTGAGCGGGCTGAAGGATTTTAGCCACCCCGATCAATCCCCGCCCGATGAGGATGTGACGGGCCATGATAGCCCCGGCAATACCGAAGAAAACATCCCCGGCCTCTTTCCGGCGGCCGATTTTACGCTCACCAAGGACTATGTGCCCGAAGACGCCGAAGATGTGCTGCTCACCGATCTTTACCGCGCGCGGGGTGAGCTGATCTTGGTGGAAATCACCCCCAAAGGCGCGGCGACGCCCCGGATCTGGCAGGGTTATGTCAAGAAATGGGTGGGCTCGATGCCGGTGAAAGGCCCGATGCAGGGCGAGCTCACGATCCGGGTGATGGCGGAGGTCGTGGCATGAGCCGGCGCGGGGAGGGCGAGGCCAGCTTCACCTTCAAAGGCGCGGCCTATCGCTTGGTCATCGACTTCAATGCTTTGGCCGATTTTGAAGATCAGATCGGCGAAAACGCCTTTGCGCGGCTCGATCGCAGCAGTGAGGTGCCGCTCACGGCGGTTGAGCAGCGCGCCTTTCTCTGGGCGGCCTTGCGCGATCAGCATCCGCAGATCGATCTGCGCGGGGCCGGCAAGATGGTGAAGGCGGGGCGCCTCGCCTTCCGCGCGGCGCTTGCAAGCTTTCTGGCCGAGCCGGAAACGGGCGAAGAGGAAGAGGGCGAGGAGCAGAGCGGCGGGGGAAAGTAACCGCCCCGGGTGCGGCCGCGCGCCCGGGCAAGGCTTTGACGATCGAGCGCCTGGCGGTGGCGTTTGTCGCCGCAGGCTTTGAGGAGGCGCAGTTTTGGCGCCTCACCTTGCGCGCGTACCGGCGCTGGATGCGCGGGGCGCGAGAGCGCCGCCGGCAGGTGCTTTTGCACCACGCCGAGGCCATGCGCGCCGGATCGCTTCTTGGCGAAGAGGATTATCGCAGCTGGGTTGCGGCGGTGCATGGGGCCGAGACCCGCTTGCCCGAAGAGGCTTTGGGCGGCGTCCTGGCGCGGGCGGGCGCGCAGATCGAACAGATCAGCCTTGCTGAGGCGCTTGGCAAAATGGGGGCGCCGGCAGAGGCGCCTAGGATCGCAGAATTGGAGTGAAGAACGTGGCGCAACTACAAGACCTCACAGCAAAAATGCGCCTTGATGTGAGCGAGTTCAAAAAGGGCGTTACGGCTTCGCGCGGCAGCCTCAATGATCTGAATGGATCGTTTCGAAGCTCTGGCAGTGCGGCGTTGGCGATGTCGAACAGCACCAAGGCCGCGCTCGCCAATGTCGGCTTCCAGGTACAAGATATCATCACCCAGGTCTCGGGGGGCACCAGCATGACGCGCGCGCTCTCGATGCAGCTGCCGCAATTGCTGGGGGGCTTGGGTCTGGTGGGCGTGGCGGCCGGGGTTTTGGCGCCGCTCTTTATTGGCATTGGGGCGGCGTTTTTGGGCGCGGCCGAGGATGCGAAAGCCGCTGAAGAGCAGATGAAAAAGCTCTCAAAAGCGCTCGACGAATTGCAATCGGCCACCAAAGCCGCGCAGCAATCGCGCTTTGATCTGATGGAGCAATTTGGCCCCGAACAGGTCGCCCAAGCGCGGCAGATGCTCGAGATCCAGCGCGAGCTTGCCCGGGTGAACCTCGCGCGCGAACTAACCGCGGCCGCCGATATGATCGGCAAGGTGCAGCTTGGCGATTTGGCCGGCAAATCGGCGGAAGACTGGGAAGCCTTCGGGGTGCAGCTGCGCGCGGCGCGCGCCGAGATCGAGGCGCTCGCCAAGGCCGAAATGTCGGGCAATATGACCGAGGCGATGCAGGCTCGTGCGCTGGCGCTCGATGAGTTCATGGCACGCTCGCAAAACTATCAAGCCGATCTCAACGCCGTGCAAAAGATGTTTGGCGCGACCGAAGAGGCGGCGGGCCAGCTCATCGCCGCGATGCTGCGGCTGCGCGATGCCGAGGGCCCGCGCGATCAGGCGGCGGCTGCGGCCGCGTTGCGCGATCGGCTCTCGGAGGTGCTGGGCAATATGGATGGGGCCAATGAAGAGGCCCTAAAACTTGTCGAGCAGCTTTTGAATGTCGAAGACGCGGCTTTGCGCGCGGCGGCTGCGGATATTGCGGGCGCGATTGCGCCTGCGGCGAATGAAGCGCGTCGGCTTGCCGATGAACTTGGCCGCGCGGTCACCAATGCGATGAACCTTGCGATGCAGGGGATCTCGAGCCTGCGCCAGGCGCAGATCAATTACGACTTCCGCGATGATCCGATGGGGGGCGCGGCGGCGCTAGCGCGCGAACAGTTCGATGCCACCATCAAGCTGCCGATCGACAAAGAGACGGGCCTGCCGATCGAGGCCCCGCCCGAGGTGACCGCGCAGATCGAGGCGCAGCGGCGGGCCTTTGTGGGCGCGGCGGTGGCCACTGAGGAATATCGCCAGCGGCTTCTTGCCTGGCGCAAGGAAGAGGCCGAGGCGGCGCGGGCAGCCAAAGGGGGCGGCAGCAAGGGGCGGGCGAATGCCTATGAGGCGGCAATCGATAGTCTGATCGGCGGCACCGATGCCGCGCGCCAGCAGATTGCGGCGATTGAAGAGATCACCGGGGCGGGCCGCGATTTGGGCCGCGCATTGAAGATCATCGCGGAGCGCCAGAAAATCTTGAACGCCGCGCAAAAGGCCGGCATCGAGGTCACGCCCGAGATGGTGGCCCATATCAACACGTTGGTTGCGGCCTATGTCGATGCCAATGACGAACTAAAGACGATGCAAAGCAACGCCAAGCGCGGCGAAGACGCGATGTCGGACTTCTTTGGCGCGATCCTTGAGGGTGCCGATGCGGCGAAGGCAGCGCTTGCGAACCTCCTTCTGGAGATCGCCAAGGTGCAATTCTCCAAGGGGATGATGGGGCTTTTGGGCATGACCTCTTGGGGCGGCGGGCTTTTGGGGATGATTGGCTCGGGGCTTTCGGCAAATGCCAAGGGCGGGGTCTTTGCGGGCGGGGTGAAGAAGTTCGCCACCGGCGGGGTGATTGACCGCGCGACGGTCTTTGGGCTGCGCTCGGGCCTTGGGGTGATGGGCGAGGCGGGGCCTGAGGCGATCATGCCCTTGGTGCGCGGCTCTGATGGCAAGCTTGGGGTCGCCGCGCAGGGGCTTGGCGGCGGCGGTGGGGGGGATGTGCAGATGCATGTCACTGTGGGCTTTGATGAGAGTGGCAATCTTTACGTCAAGCAAGTGGCGCAGCGCGAGGCGGCTTCGGGGATTGCGGCTTATGACAAAGGCTTGCCGGACCGGGTGCAGGCGATCTCGATCAATCCAAGAAAGCGGTCCTGATGGCGTTGAGTGTCCCTTATCCTCTTGAAGATCTGAGCGCAAAACTGCGCGCGGGGCCGATCGCGCTCACGCTGCGCCGTTTTGACGAAACCTCGGGCACGGCGCGCGGGCAGGTGTGGTCCAGCCAGCTTGCCCCGCCGCTTTGGACCGCGACGGTGCCGCTCGTCACTCGGCTTGCCCCTGAAGCGCGGGCGGTCGATGCCAAGATCCATGCGCTTTCTGGGATGGCGAAAAGCTTTCTTTGGGCCGATCCCTCCTATCATCCGGCCTCTGGGGGTGTCCCCGGGGGCGCGGTCACGGTGGCGGGGGTCTCGGCAGATCGCACCGCGATCGCTTTGCAAGGCCTGCCGCCTGGCTATCCGGTGGCGGTGGGGGATCGTCTTTCTGTGGCCCATGGCGCGGATCGGATCTGGTTTGCGAGCTTTGTCGAAGAGGGCGCGGCCGATGCCTCTGGAACGCTCGCCCCTCTGGCGGTCTATCCCTATGTGCCTTTTGGCGTGGGCCCGGGGGCCGCGGTTGAGATGGCGGTGCCGCATCTCAAGATGATGGTCGAAAGTTACACGCCCTTCACCGTGGCGCCCGGGCGGCTTGCGCGCAGCGCGAGCCTGACGCTTTTGCAAAAGGTCTGAGATGCAATTCCTCGATGCGTCTTTTGCGGCGAGCCTTGCGGCGGCGCCTGAGGGCGGACTTGCGCCGGTGCATTTTGTCTGGATCGTCGGGCGCGATCGTGAAACCGGCGCGGCCGTGCCGATCGGGCTTTGGTCGGGGGCCGAAGAGATCTCGATCGAGGTGGCCCATCCGGGTGGGGCGGCGCAGCGGCGCGATTATATCGGTGGCTGCGGTCTCACCGTCGAGGGGCTGCGCTATGTGGCCGATCTCACCGATAATGCGGTCTCGGTGGCGCTGAGCGCCATTGCCGATCCGGTGCGCGATCTTGTGTGCGGGTCGGGGCAGGGTCTCGATCTGCGGCTCGCCTATGTCGAGATCCACGCGACGACGATGACGGGCGGGGCTTTTACCTCGGCGCCGCAATTGCAATGGGTGGGGATTGTCGATGATGGCCCGATCTCGACGCCGGCGGCGGGCGGTGAGGGCGGGATCGCGCTCTCTATCCGCTCAGAAATCATGACGCAGCTTGGCATGAGCTCGCCCGCAAAATCTTCGGATGCGCATCAAAAGCGGCGCGCGGCGCGGGATCGGTTTTGCGAGGCGGCGGCGCTCATCGGGGCAAGGACGATTCAATGGTACAAAACCTGACCCGGCCACGCGGGTGGCGCGCGCGGATGTCGGCCGAGATCGAGCGCCACCGCGCCGAGCCCTTTGCCTGGGGGCAGCGCGATTGTGCGCTCGGGCTTGCTGCGGGTGTCGTTGAGGCGATCACCGGGGTCGATCTGCGCGGCGATTGGGGCGGCTATCGCACGGCGGCGGGGGCGGCTTTGGCGCTGCGCCGGGCGGGTTATGCCTGCTTGGGCGATGCGGTGGCCGATCTGCTGCCCGAAATCCATCCCTCCGCGGCGCAGCTGGGCGATATTGCCCTCATTGAGGAAGGCCCGATCGGCGCGCTGGCGGTGGTGAATGGCGGCACGCTTCTGGTGTTGACGGAAACGGGGCTTGGCGTGCGCGAGCGCGCGGCGGCCACGCGGGCGTATCGGGTCGGCTGAAGATGCGGAAACTCCTCTTTCTCTCCACGGCGCTGATCGCGTTCGGGGCCGGTCCTGCACGCGCGGATGTGGTGACCGGTTGGCTTGCGGTCCATGTGTTTGGGGCGTTTACGGCCTCGGCGGCTTTGGCGCAGATCACGGTTGGGCTTGGGCTTAATCTCTTGGCGGGTGCGCTGCAAAAGGCGCTGATGAAAACCCCGCGCCAGGAGATCGATGTCACCTTCGAGGTGCAGCTTGGCGATGACAAGCCGCTTGGCTTTGTGCTGGGCGATTATGCCACCGGCGGCAAACGCAAATATATCGCGAACTGGGGCAAGGACACGCGCTTCATCGCCGAGGTGATCGAGGTCTCTTGCCTGCCGCAGGATTTGGCCGGGCTTTGGGTCGATGATGAGGTGGGCGCATGGGATGAGGAAACCGGCCATGCCTGGCTGCCGGTGCGCAAACGGTCCAAGACCACCAATAGTTCGACCGGCGCGGTCACTTACGGGGCCTGGGTCGCTCTCGATCCGGGCTCGGTGGGAGAATTGGCGGGCGGGCCGGGGCCTGAGGGGCCCGCGCCCGATACCGACACGGCGCAGTTTATCTATGTGGGCCGATGGCTCACGAACGCGGCCGATGACGGGTATACGAGCGAATTTGGCTTTTACGCGCCCGGCAACCGGATTTGTGTGCGGTTTTATGATGGCACCCAAAGCGCGGCCGATCCGTTCCTGGTGCATCTCTTTGGATCTGACCCGGATTACCCTTGGACCGAAGATCACATTGGCACGGGCAAATCTTATGCCGTGGTGGTGACGCGCTATGACGATGACAGCCGCGGCTCTTACCCCGCCTTTTTGTGGGAGCTTGCGCCGCTGCCGCTTTATGACCCGCGTCTTGACAGCACGGCGGGGGGAACTGGCGCGCATCGCTGGGGGGATCGGTCCACCTATGCGCCCACCAGCAATGCGGCGGTGATCGCCTATAACATCGCGCGCGGGATTTATTACGGTTCCGAATGGATCTTCGGCGGGCGCAATCTGGCGCCCTGGCGGCTGCCCTTTGCCGAATGGGCGGCGGCGATGGCGGCTTGCGATGCGGCGGTGGCGCGCGAAGATGGCGGCACCGAGCCTGCCTATCGGGTTGGGGCCGAGATCACGGTCGATATGGAACCGCTGGGGGTGCTCGAGGAAATCGGGCGCGCGGCCAATATGCGCTTTGCCGAGGTGGGCGGCCTGCTGAAGCCCTTGGTCGATCTGCCCGGGGCGGCGATTTTGGCAATCACGGATGAGGATATCGTCATCACCGCGGGGCAAAGCACGCGCCCCTTC